GCAGGGTCACGCCTGATGAAAATGTTATCCATCATCCACCGAAGAACAGGGTGTCCGTTGTGGGCAAGGGTCTGTTCCAGAGTCAGTTTCATCAGTTCCTTGGTAGGCGGTGACATATCTTTGTAACCCTGCCCGAACTGCACCATCGTAAAACCAAGCCCCTCCAGATTCTGTGACATCTGCACCGCACCCCAACGGTCGAAAGCAATCTCTTTGATGTGAAACTTCTGTCCCAGTTCATCTATGAAATTTTCGATAAAACCATAGTGAACCACATTTCCCTCAGTGGTTTTCAGATATCCCTGACGTTCCCAAATATCATATGGAACATGGTCACGTCTTACTCTGAGTGGCAGTGTTTCTTCCGGCAGCCAGAAGTAAGGCAAAATGTAATAATGTTCATCTTCATCTGTTGGAGGAAATACCAAAACAAAAGCTGTAATATCCGTTGTAGAGGAAAGGTCAAGTCCACCGTAGCAGATTCTTCCTTCGAGTTCGGATTCATCAAAAGCAACCTTGCATTTGTCCCACTTTTCCATCGGCATCCAACGCACAGCCTGTTTTACCCATTGATTGAGTCTTAGCTGCCGAAACGCATTTTCCTCGCCGGGAGTCTCTTTTGCAGAATTACACGCCGCCACCACCTTATCCATGCCGATGGTCTTATCCAGACTTGGATTTGCTTTTTTCCAAACCTTTGGGTCAGTCCAGTCCTCGGATTCATCTGCACCATAAATAACCGGATAGAAAGTCGGATCATGCTTTCTGCCTTCCAGAATGTCTTTCGCCTTTTGGTGTACTTCATAGCAGATTGAATTTGTGTCTGTGCCGGCTGTGGTAATCAGGAAATACAAAGGCTGCATTCTGGCATCGCCGGAGCCTTTGGTCATAACATCAAAGAGCTTTCGGTTCGGCTGCGTGTGAAGTTCATCGAACACGACCCCATGGATGTTGAAGCCATGTTTGGAATAAGCTTCAGCGGAAAGTACCTGATAAAAGCTGTTTGTTGGTGTGTATACAATTCTTTTTTGTGCAGTAAGTATCCGGACTCTTTTCATCAAAGCCGGACACATACGAACCATATCTGCGGCAACGTCAAAAACAATCGAGGCTTGCTGTCGGTCTGCGGCACAACCATAGACCTCCGCTCGCTGTTCTCCGTCACCACAAGTTAATAGCAGAGCGACGGCAGCTGCAAGCTCACTCTTGCCATTTTTTTCGGAATTTCAATATATGCTGTATTAAATTGCCGATAGCCGTTCGGTTTCAAGATTCCGAACAAATCACGGATAATCTGTTCCTGCCAGTCCAGCAGTTCGAATTTCTTTCCTGCCCATGTGCCTTTGGTGTGGCTGAGGCATTCAATAAAAGAGACAGCATAGTCTGCCGCCTTTTTGTTATACTTGGAATCCTCCGCCATAAAACGGGCCGGTTTAAATCTTGCCATTGTTCTCACCTCCAAACAAAAAAGACCTGCCAAAAGCAAGTCTGCATCATTTATTTTAACGCCCTCAAGGGGCAGTTTTGTAATCGAGATTCCATTCCCATTGTAACCATATTACCATACAAATTCAAAGATTGCAAGCGGCTAAATGAACAGAAAAAACGCCGAAATTTCTATGGTTTCTCGTGTATCATACACGAACAAAAATCAGGTGTACGACCGCCAGAGCCTTTCGGCTCCGGCTTGTGGGATTCAGTTTTGGAAGAATCAGTTGTACTGCTTCAGCAGAATTGCAAGGGCGGTTTCAATTTCCGCATCCGTCGGCGGTACATCCAAGCCACGGTCGAAGTTGAAAACCGTTTCAGCATTTCGCCGCAGTGTGATCTTGGAGGCTCTGCCTTCCTCGTAGCCGTAAATGGAAGGCTCCTCATAGTGTTTCACCCAGTAGTGAAAAGTACTTGTTCCTACTTGAATCGTTCCTTCTGTCCACATTGTTTTTTCCTCCGGTTTTCGTTGTTTTTGCCTTTCGGCATGATGTATATTACCATACAATTTCAAGTATAGCAAGTCATATCGGAGAAATATACTGCACAAACATAACAGCCGTATTTTGTGTACTATATATCTTCGGTACGAGCCACAGCCCCCTTGAATCAGGGGCTGTTTGGAAAGTGGTTTTAGCGTTTTCATTTTAATGTCTAATGCAATATTAAAATCAATTAGACTTGCTATTTATTTTTAACATATTCAAACATTCCCGTGCTCTTGCGATAGTTAACAATTTTCTTACATATAATAGCAAAAAGATATAATAGTTAATGTTGACAATTGTAAAAATATCGATTATACTTATTGTTAACCAACAATTAGGAGGTGCATTATGCGTAAAGTTAGAGGACTGGATGCAAAAATTTCAAAAGACAGTACAGGTGGTTTTATTAGTGTGGACTGGCATTGCCCATACTGCGGTGGATACAATGCAGGTTTCTATTTCACATCAAATGTGGAAGCATTAGGCGATAGTTTTGAAGTTGATCATGAGTGTGATAACTGTGGTAAAACAGTTACCATTGAATGTGTCGACGTTGAAGACGATCTTTTTGATTAACAATTAGTAATAAACTGAAAAACATCTATCAAAGCAAGTCCTACGTTACCTCGTATGGGCTTGTTTTTGTGTAAGAAAGAAAAGTTCAGCTTTGATTCATCATCGCAGACAAGTGCGACCTCATCTTCAAAAGGGTATATCGCCTGCAAATATCCGCCGACTGTTTTCTGCATGGATTCCAGACTTCCGTCAATTTCGGCTTCTCTTGGGTGTTTTCCGGGTTCAACGATCAATATTTTCATGGAGTTTCCTTTCTGAGCCGTCTGCGGGGCAGTTTGTTCTGCCCCTTGGCTCTTTTGGTTTTAGTTCAGTCTGATGCGAATTGCAGGGTATTCCTTTGCATTGCCCCAGATGTCCGGTCTGGTTATCATGCAAAGTCCCTCAATGCTGCATCCCTGTGTGGCAAGTTTGTGCAAATTCTCAAGAAGTGCTGTGCTTGTTTCTGTAACCGCTATAGTTTCAACTCCCGCCTCTCTCATCGTCTTAACAAAATCGTTCATGTCTGTTGTCCAGGGAAACTCGTTGCATTCAAATTCGCTGCTGTTGTGGTTGAGGTTAAATTCGTAAGTCCAGTAGGCTTCAAGCGTTCCCCGGCTCAGCTTGGTTGCATCGTTCTCAGAATTTATTATGAGGTTTTCAAAGTAGTTTTTAATCTGTTCGTTCATGGTGTTTTCCTCCAAATTTCGTGGTTTTCGGTCGGTTTTCCGTTTCGTTGTGTTGTATATTACCGCTTTTCAGGAATATAGTCAACGGTATCTGCGATAATAAATGTAACAAACATAACGCTGAAATCAGAGGAGGTTATTGTGTAGAATATGACAGCAACACAAAGCCGCCCTGTCGGCTCGTGTGGGACTTCATTGCAATGGGGAAAACTTTACGGAGGAATCCCTGAATTGCCACACAGCCAAACGTGGCAGCTTGTGTTCGGTTATTCTGCTGTGTTACGGTGAATAATGCTGATGATTTTTTCCTGTTCTTCCAGGGAGATTCCCAAGGCTTCAAGAGCCTCATGGGTTCCGCAGTCGGGACAAATCAGCGTTTCATTATCGGTTCTGGAAAGTGCAGGAACTTCAGTATAAACACACCCGCATTTCGGGCAGGTTCTTTCTGTTGCAGTTTCAGTTTTCATAATGGGCAGCTCCTTTCAGGCTCTTTTCATAGGCTTCATCAAGGTACTTGAAATCGAATCCGAAAATGGTGTATCCGAACTTGCAGGTGCTGACATATGCAGAAGTTGGAATCCCAAGCCTGCGTTCCTCGTGCATGATATACACAAAAGCATCAATCATTTTTCCGGTTTCGGAAAGCCTGATTTTCATATTTTTCTTGTAGTAGAAATTAGGATAGCCCTCGTAAATATCAAGGCTGTGTTCATCGGCGGCAGTCACTTCCCAGACAGCAACCGGAACAACTGAACTTTTCTTTTTTTCAATGGTAAGGTAAGAGCCTGTTTTGCTGCCTTTGTAGAGAAGTTCATAATCCCCGATAACCGCCGTTCCAACGATTTTTGCTGTTGGGCATCTGTACTTCATCTGACGGACATTGAGGTTTGAGCCATAAGCAAGGTAATATCTTTTCATTGCAAATCTTCCTTTTCGTGAATTCCGCTTTGCGGTAGTCACATATTAACTCTTTTTCGGAGTGAATGCAACCCGCTAAATCTACAAAATATCTGTGCCTTTTCCTGTGTGGTATTTGTTCAGATTATACTTTGCAAAATCAGGGGTTGTGCGGGCTTGTGTGGGCTTTTCTTGAGGTTGGGAAAACTTCCCCACAAAAGCAACGTGGGTGGCGATGTTGTCACCCGTTGCCCTTGAGGGCGAGCCTTTTCAGGCTCTGCCGTATCTGAAAGCTGCATCTCCGTCAAGGTTCTTGGTCAGAAAACTTCTCGCTGTGGAAAACTCCTCGCCAACCATTCCCAATCGAATCAGCCATGTTCGCATTGCGAATTTCGGATTTTCCGTTTGCTGTGGTTTCGGACTTGCTGTTTTCAGTTCTTTCGCCATTTCGGAAAGTGCAAGGCAAAGCTGAATGTAGCTTTTCAGCTGTCCTGCGTGAAGTCCGTTTTTCTTTCCGTTTGCAGGTTTGTCAAAGTTAAAGCATCTGAATTCAACTGTGCCTTTGGTAAAGGTTGCGTGAAAGTTCAGCATATGGTATCGGCTGTCATTGTAGTGTTGATTTCTTCCGTAATCCGCACCGTTTGCTCTGTACCAGATGTCGGCAAGCTGAGCCATGGTTCTCGGTTTTTTCTGATTCAGCTGTTCAATGAACTTTGGGTTTACCGTTCTGCAGTATCGGTTCATTCTGCCACTGTCGATTTTCAGGGCATCTGCGATCAGCTGTTCGTGGCTTGCCATCAGGTTGGCAAGATTTCTGAGGGTCTGTGGGGTATGTCCGTTTGCTCCGATGTGGATGTGAACCCCTGCCCCAATCCCTGCGTGGCTGATTGCTCCGGCTTTTCTGAGGATTCTCACCAGTTCCTGCAGGGGTTCGATGTCCTCGTATTTCAAAATCGGTGTGACCAGTTCGCATTTTTCGCTGTCTGTTCCGCTGATGCTTACGTCTCTCTGAAATTTCCATTCTCTGCCCTGTGCATCCCATGCTGACCAGGTGCAGTAGCCGTTTCTTCTTGCTGTGTTTTCGTATCTGCCTGTTCCGAAAAAGTCTGCGGCAAGTTTTGCAGCTCGTTCTCTGGTGATGTGGTTCATTTCGATTTCTACGCCGATGGTCTGGTTTTTCAGGTTTTCGATCTGTTTTTCTGTTTTTGCGTTCATGGTATTTTCCTCCGTAATTTCGGTATTTTTTAAGGTGTTTCCCTTTTGTTGTATCACATATTACCGCATTACGAAGTATAATGCAACCCGCTAAATCAACAGAAAAACAGACTGTATATTCGCCAAAAGATTGTGTAATATACAGTCTTGATTCACTTGAATTTCTATGGTAACATACAGTACGATGGAATAGGTTCTGTCTTAATTTTCAGCCCCCGCCACTCTGAAAGAATCCACTTCCGGAATGATCGCAAGGAAAGAACCATTTTCCCATTTCATATGAATTGACCCCATATCATCGATATGTGTTACCTCACCAACAGTCCCTGGAGGAATGGGATATTTTTCATTCCGCATGGTGATCATCTGGAGCTTTGTCCCCTTTGGATACTGTTTTCGGAGTTGTTCCAGATAACCTTTATTCGGAAACTTCATCTAAATCACCAACCTTTCTAAATGCGGAATTGCCTGTGAGATTGCGAAGAATGACCTTTCTTGCCGTTTTGAATTCTGCACCCACCATTCCCAGACGAATCAGGAAACACCGCATGGTGTATTTGGGATTATCGGAAGTATCCGGCTTGCGGTTGATGCGGCTCTGGTTCTTGGCAAATTCGCAGAGCATGGAAATGAACGTGCAGCAGGCATCTGCATCACCGTCTTGCTCTACTTTGAACCATGGAAATTCCACCTTTTCATCAGATGGAATGATGTCCAGCGAATCTGTTTGAAAAGCAGCCTTGAACAATGTAGCTTTGTTTTTGCAGATCTGTCGGAGATTGCTTAGTGTATGCTCCGTGAAGAAATCAGCTGGCATCTGAACTGTCAATTTTGTGGATTCCGGTTCTGTTGTGTCTGGAACATCATATCCACGTTTTTTCAGTTCTTCCATGAGATGTTCAGTTTCCTTGCTGTCAGCTGAATCGCTGATTTCAAGGTTGCCCTCTTTGGTGACGGTGTAACATTCCCCGATTTTGTAAGCACAAGTCGGCATATACTGATATTCGGCAGGAATTTCTAAAATCTCGTTGATGGCTTTTACCAGTGCTTTTCGTTTTTCTCCTGTGAGATGAAATTCAATCGTCATATGTTTGACCTCCTTTTCGGTAGTACACATGATAACTCGTTTCCTCACAGATATCAAGTGTGACATATGACAAACTTTCAGGCTGTGTTCTGTGCATAATACGCTATCCCAGACAGCACAAACCACGCATTCCCTAAAAATATACCATTTCCCCACATTTTATAGGCGGCACTATCGGAATACGGATCTTCCAGCCATTTTTCAAGTTGCTTTCGGCTTTTGGGTTTACAGGTTTTCCCGACAGCTTTGTTGTAAGTTTCAAAGACATTCTGCCACCAACAAATTTGTTCTTCCGTTGGATTTTCAATGCCAATATCATCACACCACCAAGTCGGCATACCTTGCAGCAACGCACATTCCTGCGGTGTTAGTCTCCTTACAATGTATTCAATTTCAGGAGTGCTGTCATTGACAACAGGAGGGTCTTTATAGTCTGATGCCACAAGTGTGTTTGCTTTTTCCTTTTCGGCAACGGTATGATGAGAATTTTTGCTTGTGGAGTATTTCGGATGAGCGATTCCGCCTGCCCCCGATGCAACGATTGTAGGAGATTTTTCCTCTTCAATCTGAAAACTAAATTTTGCATTGTACCCCTGATTCATTGCAGGTCTGCCGATTCCATATGAAACAGCGTGATTTTCAGTACAATTCAGCGTGTACATGGTTTCCGATTCCTTGTATCCGTCACCGTGATGTGATGGGCGTGAGCCGTTGCCCTCAACTACAACCATACCACCTTGATTTTTGCAAGGTGACTGATTGCTGGTATCAATGGTTCTGGAAGTTTCAGCTTCATAGAATCCGCTGTTCGGATTATTACTCAGCATGGAATTGCTGTATTTTCCGCAGATGCCATAAGTTTTATGAAAATTTTCCACTACAAAAGGCTGATTATTTCCGCCTGTTCCATAAGTTGCAGAAACTGTCTGAGCAACATTAAGAGGTCCTGTGTATCTGGTATCCTGAGAATGATTCTCGAACATCAGACCTGAGCCTGTTTTTTCAAAGCAAGTTCCAAAACTTCGGGAAGTTTCTTGCCACGCTCTGAAGCTCTCCGCAGAATACCCAGACACGCCTTCTGACTCAAATAATATTTTTGAGGCACATCCGCCATCAAAATCTGCGACAAGGTAGATTCTCGCTCTTCGTTGGGGAAGATACCAGTATTGAGCATCGAATGTTCGGTAGGAGAGAGAGAAATTTTCACCCATGATTTCTCCTGCCTTTGTCCATTTTTCAGGTTTAGGGACAGATAAATCTGTGTCTTTAATCTTACAGAATTCTTCAAGAACGCATCGGAAGTCTTCTCCGCCATTTGAGGAGAATGCTCCTGTGACATTTTCCCACACTGCAAATCTCGGATATTTTCCATTGGTTGCACCTCTCATTTCCTTTATAATTCTGATTGCCTGAAAGAAAAGTCCTGAACGCTCTGCATTCAAGCCCTGACGCTTGCCTGCAACTGAAAGATCAGTACAGGGCGAGCCAAAGGTGACAATATCCACAGGCTCAATTTCTGCACCGTTGATGCTGTTGATGTCGCCAAGGTGCTTTACAAAAGGCAGTCGCTTTTCGGTTACAGCGATAGGAAAAGGTTCAATTTCTGATTTCCAGACAGGCACGATGCCGGAAAGCATAGCCATCATGGGGAATGTTCCTGAACCATCAAAAAGGCTGCCGAGCGTAAGAGGTTTATTCATCAGGCTTTTCCACCTCTTTTACAAGTTCACAGTAAGGTATCTGCTGTCCGTCACGGATAACATACACACCGTCAGCATCGCCGGTATCCTCAACATAGCGTCGGAGAATAACAGATGCATACTTTTCATCCAGTTCCATTGTGTAACAAATGCGGTTCATTTGCTCACAAGCCATAAGGGTTGAACCGCTACCGCCAAACGTATCAATAACTACACCATTTGCCTGTGTGGAATTTCCGATAGGATAGCTTAAAAGGTCAAGTGGCTTTGAAGTTGGGTGATTTGCATTGCGTTTCGGCTTATCAAAATTCCAGATGGTCGTTTGCTTGCGGTCTGAATACCAATGATGCTTGCCGTTCTGCATAAAGCCATACAACACAGGTTCGTGCTGCCACTGATAATCCGAGCGTCCAAGCACCAGACTATCTTTCACCCAGATACAGCAGCCTGCAAGATGAAATCCGGCATCAATGAAAGCCTTTCTGAAATTCAGTCCCTCCGTATCCGCATGGAATACATAGGCTGCACCGCCTTTTTCAAGGTGGTCAGCCATACACTTGAATGAAGCAAGAAGAAAGTTGTAGAATTCTTCGTTTTTCATACTGTCATTCTGAATGGTAAGTCCACTGGAACTCTTGAAAGAAACTCCATAAGGCGGATCGGTCAAAATAAGGTTTGCCTTTGTATCTCCCATAAGAGCAGATACATCTTCCGCAGAAGTAGCGTCGCCGCACATCAGCTTATGTTTTCCAACAATCCAGATATCGCCATGCTGTACAAATGCAGCCTTTTCAAGTGCCTTGGTAAGGTCAAAATCATCGTCTTTGACTTCATCACCGCTGTTTGTATCAAATAAATCAGCAATTTCAGATTCATCGAAACCAGTCAAACCAAGGTCAAATCCGAGATTCTGTAACTCTTCCATCTCAACAGCAAGCAAATCATCGTCCCAGCCTGCGTCCAATGCCATACGATTGTCGGCAAGAATATATGCCTTTTTCTGTGCCTCTGTGAAATGGTCAACATATACACAAGGAATTTCTGTAATTCCTTCTTCCTTTGCTGCCATGATGCGTCCATGCCCAGCAAGAACGTTGTATTCCTTGTCAATGATGACAGGATTCACAAATCCGAATTCACGAAGAGAAGAACGAAGCTTCAGAATCTGTTCCTTGTTGTGTGTTCTGGCGTTATTGGCATAAGGCACTAATTTGTTGATGTCAACAAGCTGAAATTCTGTAGTTGTGGTCATCTGTAATTCCTCCTCTGCTGAATTCTGAGCATACCTTTTCGGGCGGCATCCATATTGCCTTTGATAGCCTGTCCTTTGATTGTGCGGTATTGCTGTTTGGTAAGATAGGGTTTATTATTTTTCAGTTCTCTCCAGAAATTATTATCTGCTTTCATAAATACTCACTTTCTGCTGCGGAGCAGCTTTTCCATCATATCTTCCTGCGGATTGCCCTGAAATTCCACAGAACAATTTTCCCTCACAATCTGAAAAATCTGATTCCAGATCTGATTTGCCTGTTTCATGTAGTTCTGTGACATCGCTACATAGGGAGAGGCGATCGCCGCACCCGTTGTGGGGTGTTTTGAAATGTACCCATATTTTGTGACGATCTGCTCGCAGTGGATCCAACGGGAAATGCTCATGGCATACTGTTCCACCAGCTGGCGGCTGACGATTTTTTCACAGGAGCGTTCTTTCAGCCATTGATAAGTTTCTATATACACATCATCTGCAAGGAGTTTTGTGCCGTCACGCTGTAATTCTTTCATGAAATCTCTGACAGGCGGTGTTTCAGCGGATTCTATATCCGCAGGCTGCATCATAACTTCCGCCGATTTTCCCTTAGCAATTTTTTCCGTGAGTGCCTTTCTTGGTCTGCCTGCACCCGGTCTTGCACCGCCTCGGTTAGTGCCGTCTCTTGCCATGATGTCACCGCCTTTCATAAATCAAAGAAATTCAAACAAAAATATTAAATTGGGCATGAAAAATGCCGACTGTAAAAGTCGGCAAAGTTAGATGTTATCAGCATTTTTCAGTATTTTTATATCTGAGGGGTCAATAGGGTGTTTGAATACCCGTTTTTGTGCGTGAGAGGGGCCACCGGTCAATGTTTTGTCTATTTTTAGAGGTTTTTATACCCCCAGGGGCTATTTTTCTCCTAAAAGCATAGTGATTTTAGGAGAAACTTGAAATTAATAGGAGTAAACAGGTCTGCTGTCCTCATTGCCGGTCTTTTTATCATGGCACGGTTTGCATAAGGCTTGCCAGTTGGATTCGTCCCACATCAAAGCGGAGTTGCCACGATGCGGAATGATATGGTCGACTACCGTTGCAGGGACATATCTTCCTTGCTGCAAACAACGAACACACATCGGGTGCTTGCGGAGATACTGTTTACTGAGCCTACGCCATTTGCTGTTGTAACCACGCTTTGCAGCTGACGGTCTGTCAGGCTGTTTATGTATCTTGCAGTATCTGCTGTCGGTAAGGTTCGGACAGCCTGGGTAACTGCAAGGGTGCTTACACTTCTTCGGCATTCTCTCACATCCTTTTTTCTGATTATAATGATACCACATTTTCTTAGTGGCTTTCAATGGCTTTTAGTGGCGAGTTTATAATTTTCTGCACTTCATTCAATGCTCTGCCGTGCATACGATAAACCCATCTCAAATCTGTAGACATCAGCAAGGCGATTTGTTCCCATTTCTTAAATTGCAAGTAACGCATTTCCAGGATTGTTTTGTATTCCGCAGATTCAATTCTGTTTACAACACGCATGATCTCACGTTTCAAATTCACCAAGGCATCAATATCCCTGTCAATTTCACGTTCAAGGTCGATGATTTTTACAACGGTTTCTTCCATTCGGGAAGTGTTTCTGTTTGGACTGTGCGGCATATCGCTATAGACTGTTGTAGCTTTTGTCGCAAGTTCGTTCAGGTTTCTAATTTGTTCAATTTTAGAATTAATCTGCATATCAAGATAACGTGCCTGTTCCATGTATTCTTTTGCTGTCATATTGCCTCCAATTCCGCCTTGACTGCTGACATCAAAGCTGTCTGTGTTTTATCTTTTTCGGTAAGTGCTTTCAGGATTTTCTCGTCAACCGTACCTCTTGTGATAATATGCTGTATGATAACAGTTTCGGACTGTTGTCCCTGTCGCCATAATCTTGCATTGGTCTGCTGATAAAGTTCCAGACTCCAGGTCAGTCCAAACCAAACAAGGAAATTTCCTCCCGCCTGCAAATTCAATCCGTGACCTGCACTTGCAGGATGTATCAATGCGACCTGCAATTTTCCGCTGTTCCAATTCTTTATGCTTTGTGCTGATTTGATTTCCTGATATACAATTCCAAGCTTACCAAGCCTTTCTGCAATTCTTGTTCGGTCGTGCTTGAACCAATAGGCTACAAGGACAGGTTTGCCGTTTGCAGATTCAATAATATCCTCCAACGCATCAAGTTTTCGGCTGTGTATCGGGATTATCTCTCCACTATCATCATAAATTGCACCGTTTGACATCTGACACAGCTTATTGCTTAAAGCTGCAGCATTTGCCGCTGTTATCTCTGTATCCTGAACTTCAAGAATCAATTCATCTTTCAGTTCTTTATATTTTTCTTTTTCAGCATCAGACATTTTCACCATGTATTTGTTTGAAATGAGTTCAGGCATTTTCAAGTGGTCAATTGCTTTCATGGAAACTGTGATGTCTGATATTTTCTCGTATATTCTTTCTTCTGCATCAGGAAGAGGTTTGTAGGAATACACGATATAGCCGTTCTGCTTATCAGGCTTGAAATATTCATTTCGATATTGCCCGATAAATCTTCCTAAACGTTCTCCCATATCCAGCAGACGGAATTCAGCGAATAGATCCATAAGTCCGTTGCTTGCAGGAGTGCCTGTCAGTCCTACGATTCTTTTTACCTTTGGTCTGACTTTCATCAATGCCTTGAAACGTTTGCTCTGATGATTCTTAAACGAACTCAATTCGTCAATCACCACCATGTCGTAATCGAATGTTGTATTGATGACAAGCCAGTCCACATTTTCACGATTGATGATGTAGATGTCAGCATTTGCCTTTAAAGCTGCAATGCGTTCTTCTGCCGTTCCGACTGCAACACTGTATCTCAGGTGCTTCAGATGATCCCATTTTTGCACTTCTGCCGACCATGTATCTCTTGCTACTCTCAGCGGTGCGATAATCAGAACTTTTCTGACTTCAAACAGGTCATATATCAGATTGTTGATAGCTGTAAGGGTTGTGATCGTCTTGCCAAGACCCATATCAAGCAGAAGTGCTGCAATTTTGTGTTCTTCAATAAACTTAACTGCATATTTCTGATAATCATGTAGTTCCATCGTTTTTCACCTCCAAGATGATTTTGTCGATGTCCTCTAAGGCATCAAGGACGTAAACCTGAAAGCCTAACCGCCTCAGAAGTCTGTGCCTTGAAAGCTGTAGAGGTCTTGGTTTCTGATTTGGTGCTTTGACTTCCACAAAGGCAAACCTGCCATGCGGTAAAAGCAGTAAACGGTCTGGCATTCCATCGAAACCGGGAGATACAAACTTCGGACAAATCCCGCCATGCTTTTTTACTGCCGTTACAAGTTTCTGTTCTATCTTTTTTTCTCGCATTCCATTCCTCCTGAAATTCACAAGACACAACTGACACAACAGTTTCGGAAAAATCCTATACGTGCGTATGTGCGTATACACGCTTACGTTATTCTCTATAAAATAGATTTCATTTAATATAGAAATTCTTGTGATACTTGTGTCAGTAGTGCTTGGAAGTGCCTATTTTAAAGGCTTTTTTGCTGTTCACAACTTCTGTCAGAAACACAAGAGGACAGAATCACAACCTCTCGTAAATCCTCTGCCTACCATAGATGGCAAGCTTTCTGATTTTGTCAGTTCTCTGCCAACCGTCCACTTTGGTCATAAGGGCAGCTATCGCATAGGAGTCGGATGGCTTGAGGTCGGATAAGTTCCTGCAAAAGCACTCGCTCCAGATCTCCGCATTGCTGACCGACTTTCTCTGCACCGTACCCTTTGCCGCAGTATTGTCCGTGAGAAAATTTCTTCTCTCATACAAATCCATGTGACTCCAGTTATCCGGAAGAAGTGTATTTAAGTACTCCTCGACCATGCCCTGGCGCTCATCGCTTTCCATTGCATCAATCTGTTCGCTCAATGCTTCACTGCTTTCCTGCGAATTCAGATACAAAGGCTCGCCCTGCCCATACAGGTACTTTGCTTCCGCCCACATTTGCAGGACTTCTTCTCTGGTAATATCCCATGATTTACGCTTGCTCTGCCCGGTTACCTTAATCGGCCAAAAGCGGCGGTTGCCTGTAATATCACGGAGGAAACCTGTCTCGGAGTTGGTTGTTCCCACGATAATGCACTGCCTTGGGTGGCTCTCAATCGTTCTGCCATAGGACGGACGGTAAATATCATCAGTACGGCTGACAAAGGCTTTCACGACCTCTACATCCGCTTTTTTGAGTCCTGCCAGTTCGCCCAGTTCCAAAATCCAGTATCCCTGCAGTTTCTCCGCACCGCTCTTGTCCTTCATATCCGTCAGATTCAAGCTGTCGGAATAATACTCATTTCCCATCTTTGCAAAAATCGTAGACTTACCGCAGCCCTGCGGACCCACCAATACCACAACCGAATCAAACTTGGTACCCGGCTCGTAAATTCTCGCTACCGCCGCCACAAAGGATTTTCTGGTTGCAGCCTTAACGTATCCCGTGTTATTCGCGCCAAGGAAATCAATATACAGATTTTCAAGCCTTACCACACCATCCCATTCCGGCAGTGCGTCAATCCAATCACGAAGAGGATTGAAATGCCTGTCCTCGACCACCTTAGTGAAAGCCACATCGTGGTTTCGGCTGGAGAAAGTTTCATAACGAATGTCGATGAGTGCCTTCAGCTGAGCTGTATCCGCATCTCTCCAGAACTTATTGTCACTGGGTCTTGTCCACGGAATGGCACCTGTAATCTGCACTCTGCCTACCAGTTCATTGAAGGCAATATTTGCAAAATCCGGGTCATTGTTTAATATCAGCATCAGATTCCACACACTGTTTTCAAGGCACTTGCTTCTTGGCATATAGCGAAGTTTGGTCTGCCAGTTGGTATTCTCCGAAAAATCGTCTGCTGCCCTTTGCTTCTTTTCCTCAAGGTCCTGTAATTTAACCTTATCAAGCGTCATGGCAAACTCGCACATCTGCTTATATGATTTTTTATCATCGTCCTCACTGAATTTATGAAGGCGGACAAGGTCAAAGGCATTGCACAGTTTACCGCCTGCAGGGTCGGTTGCATGGTGGCTGTAGGAAAATTTATCATCGTAAATTACAACACCCGCAGAACCCTCACCAGGAATAAAATCATATCTGCCGGAGGTATCTGCAGTCGGCTCATATACACCTTGAAGGAACTCATCAATTGCCGTACTGATAGGAAAATAAACACGGTTGAACAGACCGACCACGCCCTCTTTTTCAAGTGGGTCTTTCTGCTGTTTTACATTATGGTCGGATGCCTTGCTTTCCTTCGGTGTGGTAGGGAGTAGAGAACAATCTCTCCAATTAGGATGCTTCGCAAAAATCGTGTCCGGGTCAAGCCAGTCACCTTCTATTGTGTCAAAGAGGTATTCTCCATTGGACGGACAGGTCGGCCAGTACATCAGCTGATGCGGAGAAAACGAACACGGGTCAAGCATACTGATAAAGCCGTTATCCTGGGCATAATATCTTGCAGCCGCATTGAATTCATCCGGGGACATATCACGGCTGACCGGAATAATCATTCTCGCCCTCGGATGCTCCGGGGTGTGGCTGTGGGTGGTGTAATAGCAGCCCTTGTTGGAAATTTTGCTGCCAATGTTCTGCAAAAACTCTGTTTCAATGTTGTCAAGGTCATATACCAGCATGGAACGGCACACCACTTTATTTGCCTGTCTGCGGTTATCACGCAGATGTCCGGCAACAAAGCCGCCCTTGTCCTTGATATCATCACGCTGACCTTTGGGCAGTTTCGGATATTCTTCTGCCGTTTCTGAAGTATAAATAGGACTGCGCAAGCGGTCACATAATTCATCGAATCGAATCGTTTTATTCGACCAGAATTTTGCCGTCCTGCCGTTTCCATAGGCAATACTCAAATCACGCATTTTCTGTAACCTCCTTCAAATCACTGCCAAAATAGCGCAGTCTGTAATTTTTCCTTTTGGCTCTCCTGATTTCGGCATCCATTCCGGCTGATACGATTTCTCCGAACACCCAAACCTCGCTGCAATGGCTCATCAGCACATTTCCAAAATGAAGCCCCAATTCACGTTCCGTTAAATCGTTATCATTAAGAAACTGTGGAAACAGCAAATGCGGAGCAATGGGGATATACCCCTGCTCCACAGCAAATCGACTGTACTTTCGTGCATTTGCAATGTTCCCGGCAATATCTCCGGAAAACGGGGAGCATACATACACAATCGGTCTGTACGCTCTTGCCGCTTTTGTTGCCTTCTCGATGGATGTTAGTGCTTCGTAGGTAGTTGGATCAGGATAGCCTTCGCTGTTATACCTGCTCACACCCACAAGCCGCACCTCCCATCAGCTTTCTGCTGCAGTTATCGCAAAGGACTGCCGTGCCAAACAGGTCAACATCACCGTCTGCAAATACATCTGCAAGGTCGACCTGAACCTCTGAACCGCAGTGCGGACAGCGGCAGAATACATTTTCATCGTTGATTTCAATGGAAACCTCCATCGCATCATTCAGCTGTTCTTTCACATAAAACATCTTATTTTTCCTCCTCTAATTTGGTTTTGTACCATTCAAGATGGCGTTTTCTGTCTTCGTAAGCAGGGAATGCCACGAGCAGACCCACATCAACTTTCTGCAGGATTTCCAGCATCTCAATCTGTTCTTTGGTCAGATACGGTCTGATACTTTTGCCTTTTTCGATGTTATTGGCAAGTCTGAACTGTTTTGCAGTCATGCCCAGAACAATGCGGTTTAACATATCGCACTCATTGCTGAAGTGATAAGGCTTCGGCTTGTCATGGAGCAGCTTGATATTTTCGGTCAAAAGTGGGAACTCCTGTCTTGCAGATACCAGGTTCTTAATAAAAGCATCCATTTCATTAAATCTGCGAATGTACAGTTCTTTGAACTTCATAGCCTTTTGCCCGGTATATCCCATTGCCAGCATTGTGAAACCGTCACGGGTCATGCAGTAGCACGGCTGCTTTTTATTCTGGTTGTTGGTGTATGAGGACGGCGCAAAATTGCGCTGTCTGAATTCTTCACTTAACCCGGATGTTGGGTCAGTGATTTTGCGGATATCACGCAGCACCTCTTTATGGTTCTTCTCAAAAAACTCCGCTACAAACAAGCTGTCCACTCTTGCGGTGTCATGGGCATCGGCAAAGATGCCGTATTCGTCTTTGGGTATCAATTCTTTCATAAAAATACCGCCTTTCATAAAAGTAGGGTCTTGCCCTCTGATAGTGAAAGGACAAAACCCTGCGTTTTAAGAACCGTATTTTTAATCTTTTTTGTAGAAGCTGCATTCATACCCGTCAGCACGGAGAAGCAGACCCGGAATCCATGCCGGAGTTCTGCCCATCTGCTCACATATGGCATCAAGGGAAACTCCCATACTGCATTCAATAATCAATTCGTCATGCACATGACCGCAGATAAAGCAATGCGACAAGGTTCTCATGGAATGAGCCAAAATATCCCTGCTGATTGCCTGCACGATATTTTCGACAAACTTGGGGCCATAACTTTCGATGCGTTCCCATTTCTTCGTACCGCCGACACCTTCATAGGTTACAGACTCACCGCCGAAACGGTTCTCTCCCATGCGAGGTTTCACATAAGAAAGATGTCTGCCGCTTGGAAGAAGAATAAACAGCATACCGCTCTGGTAACGAAAGCGGATACCGTGTGTTTCTGTCGGCACTCTGTTTTTGACCGTATCCTTTACACAGCGGTCAACATCCCACCAGAACCTTACGATATTTGGATTGGCGGCTCTCCATGAATCCACAAGCGGCTGTAATTCTTCCTCGGAAAGCCCCATCTCAAGGGCACCCATCGCTTTCAAAGCACCGACTGAACCACCGTAACCAAGAGCCAATTCAGCGATTTTACCTTTTTGACGGAGATTTCCGTTGACACCATGCTTTTCCACCGGAACACCAAACATGGCTGATGCCGATGCACAATAAATATCCCCGTTATTTGCAAATACCTCTGTTCGCCAGTTTTCCTTTGCAAGATGCGACAGCACCCTTGCTTCAATTGCCGAGAAGTCCGCTACCACAAATTTCATTCCCGGTCTTGGCACAAAGGCAGTGCGGATAAGCTGTGAAAGTGTATCCGGGATATCATCGTATAAGAGTTCCACCGCTGCGTAATTACCGGACTCCACCAGACCTCGTGCCTGTTCCAAATCCGGCATATGGTTTTGAGGGAGGTTTTGCAGCTGTATCATTCTGCCTGCCCATCGGCCGCTTCTGTTTGCCCCATAAAACTGAAACATCCCTCTGGCTCTGCCGTCCATACATACTGCGTTCTGCATTGCCTGGTATTTTTTCACGGAGGACTTGGATAACTGTTGCCTTAAGAGCAGAACCTCCGCCAGTTCCTTCGGAGCAGTTTTGACCGCCTGCGCCACTTCCTTTTTGCCAAGGCTGTCCATCTCCAAGCCGTTATCCGAGAGCCACTGCTTCATCTGCACCACGGAGTTTGGGTTATCAAGGTCAGTCAATTTCTGCATTTTCTCTGCCAGTTCTGTCTTGGATTTCGCATCAAAAGCGATGGCATTCTCCACCACAGCCATATCAAGAGCAATCCCTCTGTCATTGATTTCCTGGTCGAGATGGTACTCATCCCACACAAAATCCGGCACAGGGAATTTTTTCAGTTTGTCCTGTATGGACATCTCCACTTCCACATCTCTCTTGTTATAGAAAACAAAGGTATTCCATTTCTCTATATCATGCTCCGGCAGATTGCGTGTCCTGCCGCCATTCACTTTGGTCGGCTTGCAGGGAACACAGAAATAGCGAATGAGGTCTTTGCCTTCCTTCAGCTTCTGTTCTTCCAATCCAAGCACCGTGCCGGCTCCCGCAAGAGATAATGGTAGCCCTATGTATGCAGCCCATATCATGGAGCATTTCCAGGCAGATGGGTCAAGGTAATCTCCGACAGTATCCTCGTCAATACTGTAACTGCGAAAATATGTCGGGTAGTTTCTCTGCAACCACACTGACAAACAGATTCTCTCGAATGCTGCATTATATGCCCACTTGGTCACGGTATCATCAGTCAGTGCTTTGATAATATCCATCGGCACGGTATCGCCCTGTGCCAGGTCGTAGACCACGACCTCACCGCCGTCTACGGATACACCAAATAGCAGAATTTCAAAATTAGGAGACTGGGCATATTTATAGACCCCGCACTTCTGCAAATCCACATCTGAAAAGGTCTCCAAGTCCAAGGACAATGTTTGTATTTTCTCCATATTGTCACTCCTTCATATAAGCAAGGCGGCGAAGAATGCACCTCCGCCGCCCGCTGTCATTTACTCTGCCTTATCAGCAGACTCTTCATTTTTCTTACGCTTTTTCTCCTTGTGCTTGTCAATGGCACACTTGATGAGAAATCCCACATTTGCAATGAGAGTACCCATCACGGCACCGAAACACACGGAAAGCATCATGCTCTGAATGGTTGTCATAGTAAGCCACCCTCCTTATGCGAGAAAATCTTCATCTGCATCGGTAGCAAAATCGTCCTCGGCACGGCTCTTTCCGCCCAGAGGCTCTCCGTCCTTAATCTTCTGGAGATTATTCAAACCGCAGGCGATACCCTTATTCCCATTGGAATTGAAGGCATAGAAGTTGATGGATGCACGGCCATATACACCGCTGTACACCTCACTGCGGTCAAGAATCGGCTGACGGTCTGCATCAACAATACCGGGAGCAGTCGCAGAGTTGGCATTGACGAAGTAACAGCCTGCATACGCTGCATCGTCCGGTCTTTCTAAATCTCCGTCACGAAGAGGGGTTTTGAGAATGGAAAGAGCAGGTACACTCTTGCCATTGCCCTTCAGCTTGGACTCGCCCTCTTCATAAGCAGACTGGATGGCTGCCTTAATTTTGTTTACCGTTGCGGTATCAGACTTCGGAATGATAAGGCTCACACTGTACTTCGGTGCGCCGCCGTTAATAGATTTCGGATCCCACACATTTGCGTAAGACCAACGAGTGTTTACTCCTGTGATTACCTTGGTAGGGTTTGTGTAATTCTTTGACATATTAGTTGTCCTCCTTAAAATCGTTAGCTGCTGTATTCATTGCCGGACGCTTGTCCGACATAGGCACCAATGTTGGCTTGCCCTGTGGTTTTTCAATAAACCCGGAGAGCAATTCTTCAAATTTTGTCTTGCCGAGCAGTTTGGTCATTGCGGTAATACCCAGAACCTTATGTTCAAACGGGTCATAGCCTGCGTTCTTGACCGTATCTGCCACGGCTGTTTCATTTACGTACTTCCTGTTGGAGCGTCCTTCGACAATCTTCCAGTCTTTCCACTGCTTGCCGCTGACTGCCTGCTGCAATGCATATTCCTTGACATCGCCCGCCCAGGATACCAGCGCGTCTGCTTTTGCTAAAATGGCCTCAATCTCATCATCATTAAGGGTGGAAGGCATCTCAAAATCGTAACGGGCAAGTTCCAGGTTATATTCGGCTCTCTTGCGGCAGGTGGCTTTGACCTTGCAGAACTGGCAGTGGTCTCCGGCTTTGTATTCGCCTTCGCCCTTGGCTGCAAGCTGTGCGGTCGGAGCAAGCACCTCATCCGCCCATTTCAGAAGTTCTTCCTTGGAAATGGTGTATGTGCTGACACTGTCGCGCCTTGGTTGAAAAATGGTCATGGTCACCGAGTCGATATCATAAATGCTGTCGAATAGCTGTAAGGCTCCCAGCGCGTAACACATCATCTGCGGGTTATTTTCCGCTTCCACCAAGATGCCGACACCATATTTGAAATCAATGACTGTAAGCGTTTCATCTGCCACAATCACACAGTCCCCAGTGCCGAACCCCTGCGGTACCCACTTGGAAAAATCCAGGCGCTGTTCAATCAGAACGATTGGGTCTTTACATTTTTCCTTTGCCACCGAAAGCTGCTCCATCACATACTGAGCATACATATCGGAGCAGTCTGCCATCTCTTCATCAAAGAACGTTAAATTTTCCGTGGGGTCTTTTGACTGCTGCCCCAGTGCCGTTTTCAGCCTATATTCGCAAAGACTATGGGCATCCGTACCCTGCATGGCGAACTCACTCGGTGTATCTCCGGCAGTGGAACAGAGGAGCGCCGATGGCGGACATTCCAACCACCTGTGACTGGAAGATGCTGATAATACTGCGTGTTTATCCGGCATTGCCAAGCACCTCCACTTCAGCAAGCAGTGCTTTATATTCTGCCGGGTTGACCTCCGACAGCTTTTCCACACCGTGCTTACTCAGGATTTCTTTGACTTCCGCCGTAAAACCACTGCGGGATTTGTCTGCACACACGGCTCTAACATCTTCCAATGTGAGTGCCTTTTCCTCCGGCGCTTCCGGCTTTGGCTCCTCGACTTTTCCCTTTTTAGCAGCAGTCTTTTTTACAGGCTGCTTTTCCTCTGCATAGCCGCTGAACATACCAGCCAATTCCTCCGAAATGCTGATAAGCGTTTCACCACATTTGCGAAGTTCCTCTGTGAGCATAGACAACTCGTTCATCTTTCCCATTTGGTCTGCCTCCTTCCATATTCAGTTTTTGACCTGTGCTGACTGCATCGATCCTGTCAGCAATTCTCTTTGACACGACACTGATTGCAATAAGCACATCAGATAACTCACGGTCGAGTTCCTGACTGCTGCGGCCGTTCGTGCCTGTTCTGCATCTGGTTGTCATTGTTTGACACCATCCTTTCCGAGGTGCTTTGTTTGCCCCTCTGAGAGTGAAAGGACATACACGGCTGTTTTAAGAACCACTATTTTTGAAAAAATATAAAAGCCTGCTCCGCCGGATACTGCTGCGGCAGAGCAGGCAAGGAATTATCCCTTATCTGAAGTCTTTCAGCCTGGTGTTAAGTTTCATCAATACCTTGTGCTTGCGTTTGTTGACACCCTTCTGGCTCATGCCGATGGCCTGTCCGATTTCGGCTTCGCTATGGTTATTGCTGTACATTTCCATAATGGTGCGGTCGATTTCTTCCAACTCGTCCAGTGCCTTATGAAGCTCATCAATCAGCATTTTTTTCATAATATCCGCTTCAAGGTCAGATTCGGTATCGGCAGCTTCGTACTCGGTTTCCTCGTACATTTTATCCAGCGATGCCATCGGTTCCTGTCTCTGCTGACGCTTGTCCTCACGCCAAAGAGGACGCATATATTCGTAATACTGCTCCTCCGTAGCCGCAATCATAACGACACGTTTTTTGCGGTTACCAATCTTCGCCCATACCACATCTGCCGGGTTGATGCCGAAATCCTTGATGGTTTCTGCGGTTACTTCCATAGGGATGTAATACTGCTTCTCGTTGTTTGTCTGTAGATTTTCAAATTTGTCCATCGTGTAGACCCTCCTTCGGTCTGAAAACCGAAATGAGGACCCACACTGAACTTCCCATAATAATTGGCCATAAGAATGAAATCCTCATTTCTTGACTGGCCAACCGTCCCAGTGGGTTGACTGATATTTACTTGTGTCCGTTTCTCTGCTCTGGGCATCGCTGATCAGGCGATGAACATTGAAACGGGGATGTGAAAAACACCTCTGCTGTATATAAGGTTGGGTTGTCCTTCACTGTCTTTAAGTATAATGATTTTATAATAGTAAGTAAATTTCTGACATAATCACTTACTTTCTGTGTAATCTACCACTGCGTAAACTTGAAAAAAGCGATAATAAGTGTTATAATTGCATTATCACTTATGTAATCACTTACTTTTTGGCATAAAAAAGACCCCTCAATGAGGGGCAAGGGAATATAGGAGCCGATTTATATGACAGAGTTAGACAATTTTTTCAATCTTAGCAATGATTATTTTTCTTTGAGTTGCAAAAAATGCACATTTAGAATAGAAGAAACCTTAAAGACGAACGGGCAGCCGCATAAAATACTCACCGTCTATCCCGTGAATAATGAAATTATAAATTATGCCTTTAGCGGAAGCCAAGGTTTGTGTTTGACAACCCCTCACGGTTCACTTCAAAATAAAAATGTTCTCGGTTCTCTGATATCGCTTCCGGCAACCAATGTAAAAAAGGTGCTTGGTTTTTTCGAGGAACATGGCTATCTACTTCCTATTTCGCCCGAAGGAACGGAAATTGATATAGCAGCACTTGTAGAAGTCTTGAATCGAATAAAGGCTACAGTTCTCCTTATGACCGCACTGGAAAAACCTTCACTCGATTATAAGCAGATTCTACATTTAACTTTGTATTTGCTTCTTGGAACACAAGTCACGCTTAATGGCACTGCTCGAATTACTTATTCAACCTATCGGCATCCATTTCATGATGGCATCAGAAATCAAGCCGCTATCGATTCACTACAGCAATCCTCTGAAACAGAATCTATTACTGTAAAAGACATGATTTATGCTCCTTCATATGAATTGAATCCTGATGAATATGATGATATTTCAAACGGAGAAACATTTACATATGATTATCCTGGAATTAATGATACGCTGTATCGCCAGGTTACCATTGCTTACAAGAATAACAATATTCAGTCCAGAAATCTTCGACTAATGATTGAATTCCTGTTTCACTATATGCATTCTGTTGGTGTAATAAAAGCTGTAACTTTCGAGGGTGGCATTGAATACTATGGTAGCCCAGATTTCAGCAAATTTGACAGTCAATTAAAAAAAGTTGCTGTTCTTATCGCACGACTCGTTTTAAGCGGGGAAATAAATCATAATACCAGAAGTATAAAACCTTTCTACAATCCAAATTCACTGGAACCGTCATGGAAGGCACCATCATTGCTTTCTGCTTTATATTTTTCTATTTTCTACATGAAACCCGGCTCTGAAATATATAGAAAATGTGCCAATCCTTCTTGCCATAAATATTTCTTAGTAAAGACATCCAATAGTAGAAAGAAATATTGCTGCGATAACTGTAGAAACGCAAATAATCAACGTTCCCACCGCATCAAAGTTCAAAAGAGTAAATAAAAAATCCGCAAACAGCATAATCACTGTTTGCGGATTTTTTATTCAGCCTTATCTTCCGGTAGTGCATCTGCATTTTCCTGCAGTGCTTCCTCGATGAGCTTCGCCATCTTAATAATTTTACTCTTGTGCGAACCGTAGTAATTGTTCATCAAGAAACGAATATCAACTACAATTCCTTGCACTCGTTCATAATTATGATTGCCATATTTCCAGTCACTATCAGCCTCACCAATATTGGCGAAATACTCATTGATATGAAATGGATTATCCTGCTTGTTGTACGGCATAAGAAATGCATTATACACAGGAACATCATCACCATATATATCCTTAAATTTCTTATGATTATATATGTACTCACCATATGTAATCTGCTTGTTGATAGATGAGGATTCCGGCAAATGCGAAGAGATACCAGTTACACCATATCTATAATATTTCGCATCAATAACATAGATTTTTCCATTACAAAGCATTATGGTGTCTGGCTCTAATGCATAATTTCTTCGTTGATCCCCATACTTTAGTTTCCAAGAGGTTCGTGGAAAATAATCATTCTTTTCTTTTATGCCAAACACTGCATCTATCAGTTTTTCCCACACATATTCAAATCTATCTGTTCCAAAATAATATTGTTTATCATCACTCTTCTCATCCAGATATTCCAGCATAGAAATCATTGCTTCAAACAAAAGAATATCTTTTTCCAAATGTGTTACTGCTAACTTTTTCTTCAGAACACTGAGGAAGAGAGGAATGTTTCGTTCAATATGTGGATCTGGTGGAACATCCGGCATAAATAGCCATCCCATCTGAACAAAGCTTTCATGAACGCAATATTTGTGAATCATGGTTATCAGATTTTTCTCATTAGGAGTTGACCCTTTTACTGTATATTTATCAAAAAACGGAGTTCCATCCTCTTGAAAAAAGCTAACATTTCTACGCAAAGAAGCTGCAAAGTCGATTTTTCCTTTGTCACTCGTTTTTCGAATAGGATCCTTTTCTGTGTAATATGAACGCTGTTCCAAATAGTATCGGATAATATTCATATAGGCATTGATTGGAAAATTCACAGACTGTGGTGCTTCGAATTTCTGCATAGCCAATACCTTGTCCTTTGAATCCGTAAACTCAGCTAATACAGAAATCAATTTGAGAATATCATCCCTAATGTCTTCTTCATTGTCTGGCAGGCGATACCCCATTGGAAAATAGACCATTGCCTGATCAGCATCAGCCTTAATCCCGACAAACCTATCGCCGTCACCATTTTTATTCACATGGCATTTAACTTTTAAGTTTAAGCCTAAATCCAATGTTGCTTACCTCGCTTTAAGATTCCTGTGAGCCTTCGCTGTCAACATCAGAAACCTCGTTTGATTCTGCTGTTACTCCATCCAAAATCATTTTACGAAGGTTCTCGTTGAATACACGAAAGCGCTCATTCTTTGGTTTAGCTGAATCCATAAAGGCTTCAATTATTCTCTCAAGGCTAACAAACTGCCTTGTATTAAAAGTATCTTGATGTGCAAACTTGAACGCATCATCCCATAAATACTTCAGAACTTTCTCCGCAAAACGATTATTGTGATGCTCTGCTTGTATTTTTTCTGATTCGCTTGCACCTGCATCAACATATACCATCTCTAAATCAGATGCCGTAACAAAATAAGCGCCGAGACGCTTATCTTCGGAAGAAGTAATATTGTTTCGTCTCAATATCTCATCATTTATAGTCTCACAAAATTGTTTCCATGACACTGTTGTATCAAGAATTTTATTATCTGCGAACCTATGGTTTTTGAACGAATTTGGAATCATTCTCATAATCCATCTTCTCTGGAAAGCCGTATCCAATGTAAATACATTCTGGTCAGAAGTGTTCATCGTACCCAAAATAGACATATTTGCAGGAATTCGAACCTTATGGTTTTCATCACCATAAACGATTCGTGCAATATTGGCATTTGTTATTCCATACTCACTTGTGCCTTTTTTGTAGAGAATCTCCCCATTTTCATCTATTTCGTCTTCATCTTTTCTATCCAAAAGCTGAAATATTTCACCGAATATAGCTGGTGCATTACCACGATTTATTTCTTCAACTATAAGGTAAAAAGACTGTTCTGGATTCCAATATGCTTTTTTCAATAATTTAGTAAACGGACCCGGCGTAAACTCATAACGAACCTTGTCATCGTCCCTTACTACAGGCAAAATTTGTCCAACGAAATCCGAATACATATAATCCGGATGAAAAACCAATCGCTCCATACACCCTTCATCGGCACAATATTCATGTTCAATTGTCCAACTCTTTCCTGCTCCGGGAACTCCGTACAAAAGCACATTGCAGCCAGTAGTCGCTCGATTACATTCTTCGATTGTTGGGACATAATCACCGAATGGATTACTGGCATCATTAACAAACTGTAGTTTATACGCATCCATATTTAGTACATCTCTGCGTTCACCACTAAAAATGCCCTCTAAGCCAATATTATGCGGCCAGTTCTCTGGCATTGTCGCTGTATTTACAAAACCTGCATAATAACGCCGATTTGTAGTTCTTATGATAAGAATAACAAGATTATCAATGATTCCCACAAAATCGCCTGCAGATGTGTATTCGCCATCATCACCTTTTGATGGTTCGGGAAATCCATTATCCAAACTCCATGCCGGATGTTTATATTTCATATTCTGGCGGCTTATACGATAGTTATTTCTTCCTTTGCGAGGTGCAAATTCTACAAACGAACATTTACCCTTTGAATCGCCCAAAACATAGGCATTGAATGTATAAACAGACCTTGTTTCATCTGGCAAAGGACTGTTTGTAACCTCCGCATAGGAAAGGAAATCAACGATTTTTTCATTTGAAATACCAGCGGCTTCCAAGTATGTCTGACCACCGCCACCTTCTGGTTTGTCAATATCATACAACTTTTTGAAATCAGAAGGATTAATCTTTCTGTAAAATATTCTTTCAATGCACTCCATTCACTTATACCTGCCTTTCTATAGAAATCAAATATTCCTTCAGTTTTTTAGGCAACTTGCTATCATTGCTTCTAAATCGATTGTAATCAATTTCTTGAACTTCAACAGTTCCAAACTTGCTAAAGCATTCTTCTAATTGCCCCAGCGTAAACAAACCATCCTCGCTGTAGCTAATCAGAAATTTCGGACAATGCATATCACCTAATATCTTTTCAAACGATTGTAATCCTCGTGTTTTGGTACACAATTTAGAGTGTTGCTCCCACCAGTCACGCAAACCACTTTTGCCAACAGCATCAGGGAAATCTCCTCGTGCAATGGTTTCCAGAATATGATAATTTGCAGCATACTGTCTCTTCATATACGGAGGGTCGATGTAGCACAAATCAGCTGTAATTGTTGCAGCTAAATTTTCAGCAAATCCCAATTTTACCATGTGACCAGTTGAATTCACAGAACAAAATTCCACAGGTTTTAAATCAATCTGTGCATTGGCATTCTTTTTGAAATCAGCCAAAAAATATCCGTAGGTTCCAGATATATTGGCAACCTCGTTTACTGCCATAATAAGAGTATGTTTTAAAAGCGATTCTTCAGCTTTGCTCACATATCCATTATCAATCCACTCATTTATTTTTTCTCTAATCGCATCAATTTTCTTTGCATTTTCCGTAGTGAAATATTTTCTCGGGTCGCAACCATTCTGCGGTGTTCCACCAGGAGAAAATTCCTTGAAGAAAAAACCTTCTTTGGGTTCAATGCAATTTAAATAAGTCAGGACTGCACCATATGCATCCACCTCATTCTTGCCTATTGCTCCATGATTCACAAGCCCAGAAAAAGAAGGAGCTGAATCTAAGCAAAGATTAACCATCAAATGATGGTACGAATAGGTCATTACATCAGATGCGATAACCGAATAACCTGCTTTTCTCAATTCTAATGCCACAGTTCCTGTTCCAGCCATAATGTCAGCAACAGTTCCTGTTTTTCCAATAAGCTGTTCCACCCTATCAAGAATGTATGGAGTCAGCTTTGATTTGTTTCCTATATATCTATACATTCGCTTCCACCTCAACTTTCATATTGTTAATCGCACTCAAGTCAGGCAGACGATTCATCTCACCATAAACCATATTGCTTTCGGTCTCTGACAGACCATACTTTTTCATTACCAACTTCTCAAGCTGAACATCCTTGACATATTCATATTTATGCGCCAATTCCGTTGCCACTTTAATGATCTGTTTATCTAACTCACTATCCTCATATTCTCTAATGGGCAGAGAATAAATAATCTGTTTCGTAAAGTACGGATGGGACTTCCATTCATTTTCTCCATATACTTTCAAATAAAAATAGTAGACCACTCGTGAGTTAAGCAATGCCAGATAATATTCCAACGGAGCCTTATGTTGACTGTTTTTAAATTTCAAAATATATACAGTCTGACTTGTCATGCTTCCCGTATAATCAATCGATGCATATATTCCAAGTCCAGTCTTTCTCACCAACAGTTTCGGTGGGTTGTACATCGCTCGATTTTTATAATTGATTCCGGGAATGTTGGGTTTGATATAGCATTCTCCTGTTATTCCATATCTCCGAACATTCTCTCCAACATATATCTGAACAGTCTGTGACGTTTGACTTTTTGAAATAACATTTTGAACACTTGCCGTAGTAACCGATATCTCACTGCCACAGTTCGTACATTCTTTTTTTCCTTCAGCCATTTGTGATTTTTTATACCCTTGGGCATAACCACATGAAGGACAAAATACGACCTTTCCTGTTTTGGATATCTCAACACCTCGACCAAAAATGAATGTATCATCCCAACTTATAGACTGCTTCTTAATTTTAGCCAACAATGCCTCTTCATCAGTGCGTGTATCAACGTCAAAGTTACAGGCAGCGTTTTCAGCAAATCGCCCTTGCAACACATCATGCACATCTTCGTTGTAAAAGTTTAACAGACTCTGATTCGAATTCAAAAACTTTCTTCTTTCTTCCGTAGTAAGTCTGAAACAGTGGGTGACAGAATCTTTGACTGGCTTTTCTTTTCTGCAAACAATAACAGTAGTTGCTCTATTCACTTCTTCAAAAATCTTCTCTCCAAGTCTGGCAATCACTTTGATTTGCATCTTTTCAGTCAAAAATCTTCTTAGTTTTTCGTTTTGTGCATCAAATAACGAATCGGGGATAATAAACGAAAAGTATCCTCCCTCATCAAGCAGATTATATGCCAACTCAATAAATAGCACAAAGCTATCATATTGTCCTGTGGTCAACGAGAAACCGGCACTCTGCAATTCTTCTCGCACATATATTTTTTCAGAACTCCACGGCGGATTTGCAATTATAGCAGATATTACTGGCATCTTGCTTTTCCAATATTCTGCCGTCTTTTTTTTTACATTTCGCGGAAGAATTGAATCATTATAAAGAATTTCAAAATCATCCTCAACATTCATTATCGCTTCTTTATCGACATCAATTCCTAAATATTTTACATTACCATTAAAATATTTCTTTGCAGCGCATAGCAATGCGCATTCGCCACACGCAGGATCCAACACCGACTTTATTTCTGTATTAGTTTCTGCTGCTTCCCTATATAAAAGTTCTGCTGCGAACTCAGCCAGTCTATTCGGTGTATAAACAACACCATAATTTTTCGCAACCATCTCCGTTACCTCCTTAATCATGTTTTGAATACTCAGAACTCATTGATATCAATGCCAGACTTAAGCAATCGCTCGTATCGTTCATAGGAGATAACAACGGCTATTGGCTTCCCATTTTTTTGTATAAATGCAGCATTATCTTTTTCCACTAAATTACGGATTAATTTTGAAGATTGCCCACGGTTGAACTCACCAATATTCAAATGTTCCATAGGCGTTTTTCTTTTCATTTCGCTCAACTGCAGCTCCTCCATTTCCATATAGTCTTACACTTCATATTTTAGCATATTTAAGTTGTAATTGCAAGCCCTATTACAAAATATTTTCTATGTCTTTTTGGCATTGTAAATGTAATTACTTTTACAATGCCAAAAAGACATACAGGCTTCTATTCCGCCTTTCGGTGTATACCTCGGAATTTCATATCCATCCACACTGCCATCCAGCCACAGCACCTCAATGCCCCTATCCGGCTTGACCAGAACTCTGTCAATCACGAATGAAAGGTCATCTGCATCGGAAAGCATCTTCCAGGCACTCATGCTTTCAAAGTTCTCTATGTAGCGTTCAATGGCTGCCAGCCTGTCAGCACTGACCGCATCTGCTGCGAATTCCACTATTGCTGTCCGTATGTCCTTTGCCACAATCTTTTTTCTTGCCACATCGTGCAGGACATAAAACAGCAGCTTGTCATAGATATTCGTGGTCTTGCATTTCACGGCCGAATAGCGGTTACGGCACTGCCATACTGAATTATTGTAGGAAGTGGAATGCCACGGTCTGGGGCCAAATGTCGCACCGCACTTGGCGCATATAATTTTGCTACTAAAGAAACCAATACCGCTGTATCTGCGTTTATTCTCCCTTTTCCTGTTCTTAAAGTTTTCCTGCACAAAATCAAAAAGCCACGGGTCGATAATCGGCTCGTGGTTGTTGGAAACATAATATTGTGGCAGTTCGCCTTCATTTTTCTTGACCTTCTTCGTTAGAAAATCTACCGTAAATTCCTTCTGTAAAAGCATATCGCCTTTGTATTTCTCATTTGAAAGCATCCTGCGAACAGTTGCTGCACTCCACACCTCACAGCCACCGGGAGAAGGTATTCCTGCCGCTGTTAAGGCAATTGCAATTGTGTGCGGTGTTAATCCCTGGATGAACATTCGAAATATCTTGCACACGATAACTGCTTCTTCACGATTGACAACTATTTCAAATTTCTCTTTGCCCTTATCCAAGCCGAGAACTCTTGAGTAGGCAAAGCTGCCTTTGCCCTGGGCATATCGTTTTCTGACTGCCCACAGTATGTTCTCTGACATGGAGCGTGATTCTTCCTGTGCCAGTGAGGACATAAGTGTTATGATGAATTCGCCCTTGGAGTCCATTGTCCAAACCTGCTCTTTCTCAAAATACACTCCTATGCCTTTACTCTTCAACTCACGGATTGCTGTCAACGTATCTACCGTATTTCTGCCAAAACGTGATATGGACTTGGTCAGCACCATATCAATCTTACCCGCCATACAATCACTCATCAGCTGTTTGAACTGCTCTCGTCTTTTGGTGCTGCAGCCGCTGATGCCTTCGTCTGCGTAAACACCTACGAACTGCCATCCGGCATAGCTCTTGATGTAATCTGTGTAATATTCCTTCTGTGCCACAATACTGGTCTGCTGTTCTTCCTTGCCCGTAGAAACACGAGCATAGGCAGCAACTCGCTGGATGAGTTTATCCGTTCTTTTAACAGCCGTAAGCTGTGGCAGGTTCTCCACCTTCTTGACAATTTTATCGCTCACCGACCGTCACCCCATCTCCGATTTCTTTTCTGACCTCAACCGACTGAAACGGCGGGTGGTAGTATTCCAGTAATTTATCCCAGACCTTCTGCATTTGTTTTTCTGTAAGTAAGCCATCGTGGTAAAGACAGCCAAGCAGCATCTTTGCCAAACGGTAATCAACTTCATTTTCAAGCATTGAAAAGACCTCCTATTCCGAGTTTGTAACATACATCACTCTGAAAGGCAGAAAAGTCAAGGGGTATGTGCAAAGACTGGTAGGTCTACACAAATTACAATCGTTATAACATTAAACCTTGCAACGATACCTCTTTGCTATCGTTAATACCGTATGCAAAAACTGCCTGTTTTCACTGCTACCGATGTTGCCATTTTCCTGTTTCCAGGCAAAAAAATAAGACCCTCTTTTACGGGTCATTCTCACAAAGCCTTATTCTATGGGGTTTTCACACTTGCACCCAATGGTTATCTTGTATCAATCACGCTACTGCTTTCTCATAACCTTCTAACGATAGCACACTCATCAAACCCCCGTGGTTACTGGTTTTTTCGCTTAGTGGGTGCATTTTCTTCTGTCCTTGTATTGCGTATTTGACACATTTTTTCAGGCTGTTTTTCCGTCTTTTTATGTGCTTCTAAAATTATGCACACCCTTTGTTACATTGTATTAAAGTGGACTCTTTTTTCTCGATGATCCGGATCTGTTCCGGCTGTATCTCCCGATACGCTTCCCGCAGCTGTTTCAGCTCCGCCCTGACGGTGTCCTCCTGCTCCGCCTCTTCCAGATAATACTTCCAGTCGGCGTGTTCCGGCTTGCCGTGTCCCTCTGTCCACAGTCTGCCAAGGGAGTTTTCCACCATATACCGCACGATCCAGTCCGGCGTGAAAAGCTGTGTCGCCGCCGGAATATCCGCCGCACTGATCTTGACGTTTTTCTTCAGGTTGGCGAACACCTTGTCCTTCGGTTCGGTGTTGTAGTACTGGTACAGCCAGCCGATGATCTGCACCTGATCCTGCCAGTCCTCTTCGGGAATGTCCTCCACCATGTGAGCGATGATGCTGTCCTCACGGAGCAGATTCTTCGGGAACAACAGCTCCGTCCAGCCGCCGATGTGCTCGAACATCTCCGGCAAGCCCTCGTGCAGGGCGTTGCACTGGGTGATGATGATGTACTGATACAGCCGTTCGTTTTCCTGATTTTCCAGCAGTTCCAGCACCAGTGCCTTGTCCAGTCCGTCGATTTCCAGATTCACCGCATCTGTCAGCACCTCCGGCTTGAAGCTGCCGTTCTCGTCCGAGAAAATGCGGACGTGGGACGGCAGGTAGTTGTTCACCTCCATGAACCGCAGAGCAATGAAACGGTTGAACCAGGTGTAGGCTGCCTCTTCCATGGTCTGGACAAAGCCGTTCGCCCGAATCCGTTCGATCAGCTGGGCACGCTGGCTGCGTTCTGCGGCAGTCAGCGTCTGACCGTTGACTGATTCCTGTGCCGGGTCATTTTTGCCGTCCGCTGTGATCTCATATTCAAACGCCTTCTGTGTGACCGCCTGGATCAGCGTCACTCTTGCCGTTACGGCAAAGTTTTTTATCGCATTCTTGTTCATATTCCACCTCAAATAATATGCAGCACATCGTGTCCATCCAGTTTTTGCAGCAGCGTTTTCCTGATCTCTGCAACGTATTTGTCAACGTCCGCCTCGCTTTTCAGCTGCATGGTGTGGCAGATGGTGCTGCGGCTCATGGTCACGGTATCCACGTCCGGCTCTGCCACAACCACCAGCTTTTGCAGATACTGCTGCCGGATATTGCTGATCTGGATTTTCATCGCATCGAGACTCGTCAGCTTTTCCGCATGTTCAGCAGTGGTTCGCTTTTCCGTCAGTGCCGCATCTGCCCGCTGGACAATGTTCCCCTGCTTGAGCGTATCGGCGGTCTGGTAGATTTCACCCATGGCTGCACGAATCTCTCCGAGAACCTCCTCACGCTTTTGTGCCAGCAACTTTGCATAGGTATCCTGCACCTGCTGCACCAGTTCCGGCAGCTCGCTGATGTGCTTGTACGGTTTCGGCATGGCAAGGATCTCTCTGATCTTCGCGATGGCGGAAAGCGCATTATCCTCTGCCTGGAAATATTCTTTTTCGGTGTCTGCCAGTTTAACCTGCGCCCTGGCACTGTCAAAAATACGCTTCTGCACTCGGAAGAAAGTGTTTACGTCGGAAATATCCTCGGAAAAGTCCAGGAAATCATCCTGCATTTCCACTGCCTTTTTCAGCAGTGCGATGCTGTCGTTTTTCTGTGCAAGCAGCTTGTCACAGAGGGCTGCACCGTTTTCCACCACGTTTTTTCCGGGATATGCCGAGAAAGCGTATTCCTTTTCGAGCCGTTCCCGAAGCTCTGTCCGCTCTGCGTCAAACTTGTCTGTGATATAGCGAACCAGACCGTCCTCATCGTCTGGAATCGCACCCAATGTACAGTTATGATAATCGCTCAGAAATTCCCGGCACTTTTTAATCAGTGCCGTGGGTGGTGCAACCTTGAATGCAATGATCGCCTTGTCGATTTCTGTTTTTTTCCGCAGGTACTCTGTGATCTTTTTTTCACCAGACGGTACGACAGCACCGCCGTATTTCAGTACCAGTTTCTGTGATGCGATCAGTTCTGCAACAACTGCCGCAATGTCGATCTCTCGCCAGCCATAAGGGATCGCCTGATAACGTTTCTGAATATCTCCCATGGAGATCGGCAATTGTTTCATTTTCTGGATTTCCAGATACTGATACAGTTCCTTGACAGCTTCGGCATTCGGCGACTCCGTTCCTGCGAAGGTCATCTGCTGACTGCCGCTTAGAATTTGCAGAATGTCTGCGTCGCTGTCATAATTCTTCTTGATATATCCAAGCTTTGTGTAAACGCTTTCTACAAGAATACCCATTGCTCGCTCGACGCAGTCTTTCACCGAGGAAGTTTTCAGTGTCAGTTTATCACCGGCAACATACACTCTGCCGCTGGTGATGGCAGCAGAAATCAGTTCCTCTGCACGTTTTTCATGTGCGGATGCCTGGTTTTGTCTTGCCCGGATAATGCTCTGGATCATTTCCGGCAGCTGTGCCACATTTTTACTCTTGACATAGCGTCTGATCTTCATGGCATCTTCCAGTTCTTTGAAATAGGGTTGGCTCTCTGCCAGAACAATCATAACTTCATTGTCAGCAGCCGACCGCATCAGAAAAACAGAATCATCGGTTGTATAAATTTCTGATGCCACTGTGATAAAGTGCAGTGCAATAGAACCTGTCAATTGACCGATCACAGTTTCATCAATTCGCTGGTCGTAATGAAAATCATATTTGCCGTAACGGAACTTCTTGCTGACAAACAGCTTCCCGAAGACAATGTCCGAAATTGCTTTTGTGATAATAGCACTATCTACAGGCGTATTCCGAATCTCACGGGCAATGTCCTGTTCATCGTCTGTCAGAAATGTATAGGTATCGCCTGCTCTGGAAACATAGTTCTGCGATACCAGTCTGTCCAGCGACTGCTGAATTTCCAGGCGTGTGGAAATCTTATCCGTGCGAATGTCCTCAGCCATAAGAATACTAATATTTTCCACATTCGCTTTCATGTCGTCCACATAGCGTACCAGGTACAGCAGCTTCAGAATATTGACATCGTATGGTTCAATGCCGTCATGATGATCGGCAGCGTCCTGACAACGATCAATGACACGGCGAATCGAACTTTCCAAAAAGGTGTGAACAGTGTCATAAAACAGATAGAACGGCACCAGTGCATATTCATCCTTGTCCTGGATCGCCTGTGCTGCCTCCTGAAAACCGGAAAGCATAGAGCGCTCACCGCCGGAAAGATGCTTTCCGGAATTTCCGTGTTTCCGGATCTCTGCAAGCACATTCTGCATCAGCCGGAACTGATACGGCACAAAGGGATATGTTTCTATAAATTCACCCTCGCCGGAATAACCTTTCAGATCCAGTATCGCACGGCTAAAGGTAAACAGATTTTTCAATACCTGTTGATTTTTTTCGTATTGCTGCCGGAGCAGTTGTTCTGCGGTTTCTGTTTTGGCAAGAATACGCTTTTTGATGACTTCGTCCACCGAGGAAGAACTCAGACTCAGCCGGGTGTTGAAACGTCCTTGTATTTTCGAGAAATCGTTTCCGCTGATCTTGGTAATGCTGTCAATTGCCTCCTGCGAGGTCACCATGACCCACACTCTGCCGCCGCACTGTGTACCGATCTCTTCCACAATCGTCTGCAGATTCAGCATGAGATCAGAATCCGAACCGATGTACTGACCAACTTCATCGATCATAAACAGCAGCCGGTTGTCCTTGCCCTTACGCTCTACATATTCTTTAATTTCCTTGACAAGCTGCTCAATACTCAGCTCAATCTCTTCTTCCCCGTTAAACCAGTTGCGTGCCGCAGTTTCACTCATGTCCAGTGCTTCAGACATTGCTGCTACAATGTCATCCTCAAAAAAAGCAAAGGACTCACGAGAATCCTCCCATGAACCGCCATTGATATTTGCAAAGCATTCCCGAAATTGTTCTGTCTTTCCGGATCTTGAAATGAACTGCTCCAGTTTTGCGACTTTCAGATCATTGCCGTAAAAGCCCTGATGCTCGTAAAATACCTTCGCAAAAACACGCAGGATCGCCGTTTTATCTTTTGTCAAAGGACTCTTGGAATCAATGTTGAAAAGAATTGTTTCTGTCGGAACCTTGACGCAGTTTTCCAGCTGGGCATACATCATCGGATCGTCAAATTTATCTGCAAAATACTGCACTGCTTTTTTTCCGCCAACGGTACGATTGGAAAGCAAATAAGAAAGCATCTTCAAAAAGTGTGATTTACCGCTTCCAAAAAAGCCGGAGATCCACACACCGATTTTGTCGGTCGGCTGCTCCAGCGAATGCTCATAGTGATTCAAAAAAGTATTGAAATGACGCCGCAGTTCCTTTGTGATGACATATTCGGACAATTCCTGCACCATAGAGCGTTCATCGTCCTGTGCCACTTTAATGACACCGTTGATGTCACGATTGATGTCTGACTTGTAGATATTTCGTAATTGCATGAGAAGTCCTCCCTTAGATCATATTAAAAGCACGATAATAGTTCCCGTCCTGAAATTCATCAAAAAGTGAAAGCTCCTGTCCATTGTATGTACCGGGATAGAGCAGCACAACTGGAATGTCTGAAAAGATATGCTGCAAATTGTCCAGAATATTGTGGGAACGCATAAACGGATAAACCTTTCCCACACCGGTAATCAGCAAAATGTCCCCATGCTCGTGGGGTGCATACTGCATTTTTTTTACAAAATCTTCCGGCGAAATTGCCTTTTGCAGTTGCTTCAAGAGATATTCTGAGCCCTTCTTTTTCTCCATAGATGGAATGCTTTTCAGAATACGCTTTTCCTCACATATTTGCAAGAAAATCCGATATAGATCACATTCTTTCAGATGAAACGACTGATTTCCCGTTTGGATCAGATCCGAAAAAAAACTGGAAACCCGCATTTCTTCCTTGGGATCGTAGCAAAATACATGAATACCGACTTCGTTGGGCAATCCATGGTTGCTTAAAAACACCTCATCTGAAAATCTCTTTGTTACTTCGTTCAATTGATAAATAATATGATTCATCGCTATACCCTCAAATAAAACAATTAAATGCAGCAAGTGCATCTGCGTCCCCTTTTTTACGTATTGCCTCGTCCAACTCCGGATAAAGATATACTGGCAGCAGGTTCTGCGACCGCACCGTTTCCAGATAACCACACTCCGCCAAAAACCGCACCAGAACTTGTTTCAGCTTTTTTCGTGTCGATTCGCTCCACCCATTCACAGTGGAAACTTTCTCGGAAAGTTCCATAAAAAACACATTTACATCCTTGGCAGAAAAGTCAAGTTCCTGTGAACGATATTTCTCACCGATCACCTCCGTCATGAAATCGTACACAATGCGATTTTCGCACATGATTGCATAGAGGTTGATCTGCTTTGCAACATCCAGCGAAGCATTTGCCAGATGATATACAAGCTCCGGCGCATTCATGGCATCAATGCGCTTAAAGCAAGTGTTCGTGATGCTTTTTATCATCTTTTCCGTCGGAAACTGAAACAAATTTTCAGTAGATATTACATGATATATTTCGTCACAGCTTTCCCCTTGCAGTATCAATGACGAAACGGTTCGGATTTCGTAAAATAAAAACTGTTCTCTGGTGAGACTGCCACTGTAGTGATTTCCTGCCACTATTTTCACATCCTCCTTAATTCACATAAACATATCAAGAAAGCAATGTTTTTCTCAAAATTGATCCTTTTGAGAAAGGTCAAAGCCGAAAGCAGTTGCTAATATTTTATTCTTGACTTTTTAAGACACTATAATTAAATTTATTATACCATAAAAGACGGCATTTTTCAATGTTGCTTTTATTGGTTTGTGAAAATGTACTCTGCGTTGTCAATAGATGTGACCCATTGGATGAAAAGATGCCAGAGATAAGGTACAATGTTTTATGAAATTCTTTGAAGTGGAGCGTAGCGGAATGAAAA